TAATCCATCTGATATATCAGGCGATACTATAAAAGTGTCCGTTGTTCCAGAAAATCAATCTACAATTCGTCCTTTGAGAAATTATATTTTGAATATAGACTCGGGCTTATCATCAGCTCGTGCACAAATTGATTATCAGAATACTCCGGCTGTAATCACATGACACATAAAATTCAAGACTTAAATAGACGTAACTTAAGCTTTTCAAAAAGTAAAGTTCGTGAAGTCCTGCCTGAGTATTTTGTAGAGAGTTATCCTAATATCGTAACTTTCTTAGAGAAGTATTACGAATATCTTGAAGCAGAGAACGATGATTCGTTTAAGCGACAGATCAACCAGCTCTTTGTGTTGAGAGACCCAGATCAGGTTGATCTAGATAAACTTGACTATATCTTACAAGAGGTAGGTAACGGGTTAAAGTCAGCGGCATTTTTTGCTAATCCTAGATTGATGACATCATTGATATCACGTTTTTATCGATTTAAAGGCACGCGTAGCTCGGTTGAAGGTTTTTTTCGTGGATTTTTTGGTCAAGATGCAGTTGTCGAATATCCAAAAAACAATATGTTTATTGTCGGCGAGTCTCAAATTGGTTATGAATCGATTAAATTTATTCAGGACAATGCACTTTATCAAGTGTTTTCTATCTTAATAAAAAGTAGTATTGGTGTTGCAACTTATAACGATTTATATTTAAAGTTTGTACATCCTTCTGGATTTTATTATGCTGGAGAAGTTGTAGTTGAAGGAAGTAAAGAATTTTCTTTAACATCTTCTTCTGAAAATCCAAGGGATTCTGTTGGAACTCCTGTATACTTTAGTGAAGCCTCGGCTGAAACGCAAGTAGAATTTACTCAATATACAGGTTTAATTGATTCAGTGGGAAGTGGCCCAGATTATCGCACTGGACTTGATGAATTTATTAATGTGTATCAAGATGTTACACTAACGTCACTAGATAATTCCTATGGAACTTTGAGTAGACTTGTATCGCCAAACTCATTTACGTTTGACGACAGTTCTGGTCCAGACACGTCAATGTCCTTAGAAACTATGGATAACGACATGTACACTCGTTATACAAGCGACTCTGCATATTGATATAAATAGTAATGATTTATCGTAACAGGTAACAAAATGACACAACAAATAATTGCAACTGGATCATCAGCAAACGACGGTACTGGAGATACCTTGCGGAATGCTGGCACCAAAATTAATTCTAATTTTACAGAAGTTTACGGAAGATTAGACGTTCCTTATTATCCTTCTGAAACAATAACAGCAAATGGCGCTGCTTCTATCACGTATCCTTATACGATTTGTGACAAAGCTACAGCACTTGCTTTGTCTTTGGCAGATGCATCGACAGTAGGATTAATTAAGATATTTACAAATTATAATGTAGGAGTGGCTACAATCACTCCAACAAGTTTTGGTAATAACACGTCTGTTGCATTAGATCGTTTTGATTCAGTCTCGATGATTTGGGATGGATCTAATTGGGTTATCACAGGTCATTACGGTGCTACAGTAGCATAACAGGAATAAAAGATGGCAGCAATTATAACTAATACACTAAGAAAACAAGTAGCAAATGCTTTGTTTTCAGAGATTATTAATTCGTCTGACTCAAATCAATATTATATTGGAATTGGTAAATCTGATCAATATGACGATAGTGATAATATAACAACTCCAATTAGAACATTAAGAGAAGAACGATTAGCTAGGAGCAATCTTCAATCGATTAAGCAAGTTTCTAGTGAAAATGCTAGTTTTGTTATTCCTCGGCAAAACTGGACATCAGGTACTATATACACCGCTTATAATGATAATATTGCAGGTTATCCATCTAATGCATATTATGTTTTAACAGAAGCTAATGAAGTTTATATTTGTCTACAACAAGGTAAAAATAATTTCGGAAATTCTGTAGTTTCTACAGTTCAACCTGATTATAATACAGCGGGAGTTGCTGTTTCAGAAGCATTTGAAACAGCTGACGGTTATCGTTGGAAATTTTTATATACATTGTCTGCTATTGTAGCTAATACTTTTTTGTCTGCAAACTATATTCCAGTTGAATTTATTGAGGAATCTGCAGGCGATCCAAGTTTAACTGTTTTAGAAGCCCAACAAGCTACAGTTCAAGAAGCAGCAATTCCTGGACAAATTCTTGGAATTAATATTACAAGTGGTGGAACTGGTTATAGCTCGGCACCTACAGTAACAATTAAAGGAAATGGTACTGCTGCTGCAGCAACTGCTACAATCTCCGGAGGCACTGTAGTAAAAGTTGTAATGAATAATGAATCTGCAGCGCTTGGTACCGGCTATGACTATGCAAGTGTTGAATTTGAAGGTGGAAGCCCCACGACATCTGCAACTGGCAGAGCTATTATTAGCCCTTCTCTTGGAATTGGTGCTGATGCAAGAGATGATTTAAGATCAACATCAATCATGCTTACGGCTAAACCAAATGGGGATGAAGGCGGTACTTTCCTAGTTGACAATCAGGACTTCAGACAGATTGTTTTATTTAAAAATATAAAATATAAGGATAGTGACGGAATATTTACAGCTGCAGCAGGTAAAGCTTTAAGATCTTTCGCTATTGATAGCGCTAGCACGCTTGATGTTGATAACATCATTTCCGGTGATTCAGCATCCGCATATATAGATCAGATTGACGGAACTACGGTATTTTATCATCAAAATGAAAATACAGGTTTTGGCACTTTTGCTAATGAGCCTGTAACAGATGACGGTGGTGGTACAGCTACAATCTTGAATTCATTAGACAGTGGAGGTCGTGGCGCAGAAGTTGACGCTTTCTCTGGAGACGTACTTTATATTGAAAATAGAGCTCCTATCATAAGATCTAGTATTCAATCTGAAGACATTAAAATTGTATTGACATTCTAAGGTAAGATTACATGGCAACACTCCTTACTTCTACCACTTTTACGAACACCTATAAAGACGATTTTAAAGATAGTGATAACTATCATAGAATTCTATTTAATAGTGGCAGAGCATTGCAAGCGCGTGAGCTCACGCAGATGCAAACCGTTATTCAAGCAGAAATTGGTAGATTTGCTCGTAACATTTTTAATGAAGGTGCAGTAGTTAATCCAGGCGGTATCACTGTTAATTCTGCCTTTGAATATATCAAGCTCGATGAATCATCAAACACACTTGCAGATAATTTACCTGTAGTAGGTGAAGAATGGTATGCAGCTCCGGCACAAGATATTAAATTTAGAATTTTAAGAGTTGTAGAAGCTGACGCATTAACAGGAGATCCTGCTACCCTTTACGTTCAATACGTTTATACAAAAGATGCAACAGCCGGAGCAACGACAATTCGTGTTGGTGATGGTGTGGCAATATCGAATGGAGTTTCCACACTTGATGCAGCAGCTTCAGGCGCTACTGGAACAGGCACACTTGCAGCTGTTGCAGCTGGTGAGTACTTTACTAAAGATCACTTCGTATTTGCTGAATCACAAAGTTTCTTGTTAAGTAAGTATTCTAGTACTCCTACAGCCGATATTGGTTTTAAGGTCACAGAAGATATCGTAACGACTGCAGATACTACTGCATTATACGATAATCAAGGGGCAGTACCAAATACTGCTTCACCTGGAGCAGATCGTTATAGAATCAGATTGACTCTTACATCTAGAGATCAAATTGACTCTGATGAAAACTTTGTATTTGTGGCAAGAGTCGTTAACGGTAAAGTTTCACTGCAATCTGATGGCTTTAGTGACTATAATAAGATCAACGATGTACTGGCTTTAAGAACAAAAGAAGAATCTGGCAACTATGTAGTTAAACCTTTTAAAGCAAAGGTTGAAGATCTTAACGACTCTAATTTAGAAATTGTTGTATCCCCTGGCGTTGCTTATGTTGATGGATATCGACTAGAAACTGCATTGACAAGAATTACAGTGCCTAAGGCTCAAGATACAGAAACAGTTGTTGGTAAAAACGTTGTTGCACAATATGGCAACTTTGTTATTCAAGATGGTGATGGCGGAAACGCTGGCTTGCCGAATATTAATACTTTTGCACAAGTTAATTTAAACGATGCAACTGGATATGGCGGTACCGATATTGGTACGGCAAGAGTAAGAGCTGTAGAAAGATTTGGATCAAACATTAGATACTATTTGTTTGATATTCAAATGAATTCTGGTGAAAACTTTACTTCAGTTAGAAGTTTTGGAACTAGTGGCACTGATTATGTTAATGTTGAATTAACAGACGGTGTTGCATCTCTCCAAGAAACAGGAAATAACTCTCTATTATTTCCTTTGCCAAATACTCGCCCCACAAGTTCGGGCGTAACAGTAAATTCTCTGAAAGTTCAGAGGCGTTATACTTTTACGTCAGACGGAACTGGAAATTATACACAAACTGCTGGAAGTTTTGGTGGATCGTCTTTAACCTTTACCGACACCGGTGACTGGACCATCACAAAACTAGATGGCACCGTAACAGATGCATCAGCTGTGACTTTTACATTGGCTGGATCTCCTGTAGGTACGACAGTTAATATTTCTGGAATGGCTAATGCAACTGCTTATGAGTTAATTGCATATGTTGATGTCTCAACACCAGCTTCTAGACCTAAAACATTAGATACAAGAACTCTTACTAAAGCTTGGCCTACTGATGCCGACTCAGATGGCGGTGGATTAGCTTGGATTACACTTGATCGCACTGACATCTATGATATTCTTCGCTTAAGGATTGAAGATTCTGATGGTTCCGATCTTGCCGGAGTCTTTAACTTTGACAACGGCCAAAGAGATAACTTCTATGCAAGAGGCCGCTTAATTAAGAAAGCCGGTATCAGCATTCCGACTGGAAACGTATATGTTAAATATCGTCATTTCAGCCATGATCCTGGTCACTTCTTCAGTGTCAATTCGTATGCCGGTATTAGTTATCAGGACGTTCCTTCACACCGTAAAAATAACGGTGAAGTTGTTTCATTAAGAGATGTACTTGACTTTAGACCTGCTGTCGATTCTACTGGGGTATTTCCAGATGGCAATGACTTCATTTCACTTCTACCTAAAAACACAGATACAATTGATGTAGACGTAGAGTATTATCTGCCTAGAAAAGATAAATTAGTAGTTCGCAAAGTTGAAACAGATAAAAAAGAAAATAGAGCCGAAGCTAAGTATATTCAAGGCGTGTCTTCGTTTGACCCTGTTCCGCCAAGTCTGCCAGCAGGTTCAATGCTTTTATATAACTATAGCTTAAATCCTTATACGTTGAATGATTCAGATCTTACATCTGAATTCATCAGTAATAAGGGTTATACGATGAGTGATATCGGCCAGATCGAGAAGCGCCTTAATAACTTAGAAGAAGTAACAACGCTAAACTTGCTTGAAGCAAATACTGCAACTCTTCTTGTATTAGATTCGGCAGGAAACCCACGTACTAAATCCGGATTCTTTGCAGATAACTTTAATACACTTGACTTTGCCGAAGTTGGTCCACGATATAGAGCTTCCATAGATCAGGCAGATCAGACATTGAATCCTCCTTTTGTGAGTAAAGACGTTCGTTTGATATTTGATTCAAGTGACGTAGCAAATACTGTGGTTCGCAGTGGCGATATCATCACTTTGCCATATTCGCATACTACTCTGATCGATCAGAACTTAGCGACAGAAACGATGAACATCAACCCGTTTGCGGTAATCACCTCGACCGGTCACACGATTCTGTCACCTTCTTCTGACGAGTGGGTTGAGACTCGATATCGGCCAGATGTAGTTAATGATCTTGGTATCAGATCAAACGTTAGTGGAGGAGCATTAAGACAAGCTTTAAGAAACGGATGGACCGGAACTTCAGGTCAATGGTCTATCGCTAGTTCTAATGTGGTACGTCAAGTTGTTGGTGAGAGAGTTGTTGAAGTTCAGGTCATCCCTTGGATGAGATCTAAAAAAGTTGCATTCCGGACTGTAGGTTTAAGACCAGACACACAATACTTCCCATACTTCAATAACGTTGCTGTTGATGAATGGTGTAATGACGACTCGTTTAGCAGATTTGCTCTCAATACGATCGAATATGGTAACAGACATGGTAATGCTACACAGCACCCAGATGGTACAACTGATCTGATTACAGATGCAGAAGGCACGCTTGAAGGTACATTCTTTATCCCTGCCACTGACGCAATAAAGTTTAGAACTGGTCCTGCTGAGTTTAAACTGTTAGATGTGTCTGGCGGTGATGATAACGCTGCTGTCAGTAATTCAAGAGCACAGTTTATTTCTTCTGGTGTTTTAGAGACTAGAGAGAGAAATGTTAACTCTTGGAGAAACGTAACAGCTAGATTTACTCCGGCGCCAAGCGATCCTCTTGCACAAACTTTCTTTGTAGATCGTATTGACTATCCGAATGGTATGTTCTTGACGAAGGTTGAAGTCTATTTTGCTTCTAAAGACGCTACTATTCCTGTTAGATGTGAGATCGTGACGGTTGAGAATGGGTATCCTACGGAGAACATCCTACCTGATGCTTCTGTCACACTATCACCTTCACAAGTAACAGTTGACACGTCAAATAACATGACAACACTGAGAACAAACGGAACTCAGTTTGTATTTGATGAACCTGTTTACTTGAGTCCTGGCAGACAATATGCCTTTGTGTTGAAAGCAGAGACTACAGACTATAATGTGTATGTTGCTAAGACGTATGACTTCCTCTTAGGAACAACTGCTGCACGTGTAAACAAACAACCTACACTTGGTTCACTGTTCCAGTCTCAAAACTCTTCGACATGGACTGCTGACCAAACGCGTGATATGATGTTTAAGTTGCATCGTGCAGAGTTCTCGTCTTCTGGTACACTTTACCTAGAGAACGGTACTCCAGCATTTGAATTACTTGGTAATAATCCACTCAGAGTTGATAGTGGTGATTCTGACGTAACATTCTCTCTGCAAGGACATGGTTTCATGCATGGCGATCAGGTCAGAGTAATCTTACCTAGTGACTTTGGTGATAGTTTTGGCGGTATCTCTGATTCAGCAATTGGTGGAGATTCCGATAACGCAGCCAATGGCATTAGGACTATTACAGCAGTTGACTGGACAGGTTTCAAGATCGGCGCAAATACGTCTCTTGGATCTCAAACAGCAAATAATACTTTGATTGGTGGCGGATCAGGCATTGTTGTTGAACAACAAGCAATGTTTGACGAATACATCCCTCTTGTACAAATCATGCAACCTGAAGATACTACCATATCTGCAAGTGCTAAATTTACAAGCGGCGCTTCTTATGCAGGTAGTGGTAACACTTATGGTAGAAGTAGTGCTTCTTTGAGTGGTAGAGCGAAGGCTTCTACATTCTCTAACATCATCTTGAATGAAGTCAACTATAACAATGATCCAAAGATTATCATGACTCCTACCAACGAAACTAAGTTTTTGTCTGGTAATAAATCAGCAACAATTAAGTTTGACTTTACGACAGCCGATACTAAGGTATCACCTGTTGTCGATCTGCAAAGAACATCTTTGATCTTGACAGAAAATATCATTGATAATCAAGACTCTGCTGCAACAAGTGGTTTTAACGTTCCTCTTGCTTTTGTATCAGAGACAAACCCTGTTGAAGGAACCACGGCTGCTAAGCACGTGACAAAGCAAACTACGCTTCAAGAACCTGCAGTTGGCTTGAAGATCTTACTTTCGGCAAATCGCCCAAGTACAGCAGATCTTAAAGTATATTTTAAGACTGGAACTGGTGACGATGTTCTTGACGATCAATCTTGGACTGAAGTCTCTGCTGTATCAACTTTGCCTGCCGACGATGATCGTACTACATTCAGAGAGTACGAGTATCTTGCTGGTGGAGATGGTGGTACACTTGCAGCATTCACTACGTATCAAGTAAAAATTGTAATGACATCAACAAACAGCTCGCGTTCACCAAAGATCAAGGATCTGAGAGTGATTGCGCTAGCAACATAATGAAGATGTTGAGAGTAGAAGGATATCCGGGTCTTGCACGAGATCCGGTATCTGGTTCCATTATCAATATAAATAAGAACGAGATAAATAGAGCAAAGATGGCAAAGAAGTCTTCTCGAGATAATCAAAAGAGGATTGACAAGCTAGAGCAAGACATCGGCGAGATCAAAAGTATCTTGCTTCAAATGCTAGAGGAAAAACATGGCAGTAACAACAATTAATTTATCAGATCCAATATCTACGCTTGTTACTAAGACAAACACCATTTCTTCTGATGTGGGGGATTTGTCTACTCTTACTACAGGGGATTCTAGTTTAACTATTGCTGTCAATAATCTTAAATCACAGATTGATTTATTAGACTCTAGTTTAAATTTACTTGATTCTGCTATAGATTTACTTGATTCTGCTGGCGTTACATTTATAGCAAGAAGTTCTTTCCTTGTTGATAATTCTGGCGCAACAGGAGTTTCATTAGCCTATGATTCTGCTACTGGTAGAATTTCATTATCCGGAGCTGCAGATTTAACTACAGTTCGTAGCTATTTTCAAGATGACAGTGCTGGTGGTATATTATTTGACTCTAGCACAGGACAATTTAGTATTGCACCAAATACAGTATCAAATGATATGATATTAGCTGGAACTATCAGATCAGATAAGTTTTATAATAAACAAACCGTACAAATACTGGACTCTGACAACACAGTTTTAGTAACGATATATAGTCCAGGAGATTAAATTATATGGCAGCACAGAGACCACTATATTACGATTCTGCTACTGGATCTGTAAAACAGTTTACATCTGCGCAACTAGATACATTAGTTGCATACGGCTCTAAAATCTGGAGAGATAATATTGGGACTTCTCTATCTAATTCTGGAAGTTCAAGTATAGGACAATTAACAGATTATAGGTTGATTGCCGGCACATACGCAACAAATGCGACAACGTATCCTGACGCTCAAAACGCGTATCAGATTGCAGCAAATACTTACAATATTTATCAAGTAGCAAATGCTGCAACAGGTGCTACTGACGGTTCTACGGGTATTACTAATACATCTAGACCTATATTTTGGAATCCAGATTTAAAAATTACACAAGTAGAAGAAGCACGAGAGACATTTATATATCCACTTATGACTCAATTGGCAAATTCTACTATTAATGATAACACTGCAGGTGTTTACCATATAAGTACATCAAACAGTATTGCAGGATCCACTCTTATTGCTACAATATTTTCAGATACACGGGCTAATACTGGTGCGTATTCTGCTGGTGCAATTCCAAATACGCAAGATCAGCCTACTACAATTGCAAATTATTATCTTCATGTAAGAGATTATGGTGGAGCAGCTTATAGTGGCCCATTACCTCTTTGCGTTAAGAGCGATACTAATGACATGAGAACTATGTCATTAGCAGAATGGACTCAATATATGAGAGATGAAATGAGGTATGTAAATGCATCAGTAACTGGATATAGACTTAGATATAGCTGGGCTAGTTCAGCTCCAAGTGGTGGAGTACAGAGAGGTTCTTCAGTAACTGATACTCGATTGAATAGTCAAACAACGCTTAACCGATTCGTTAATGCTAATGATTATCGAACACAAGATGTTCCTGGTGGTACAGCCACAGTCCTAGCAACAAGAAATCTTTATGTGTATTTAACCTAAGGAAAAAAAATGGCAATGACAATTGAAGAACACCGCCATAAATTTGTAAATGCTTGGTTTTCTGATGCCGAGAGATCTTTAATTACTCAATTGTGGAGAACAGTTGAAGAGACAGATTATGAAGAGTC